GCGGGAAAGCCACAAAACCGCGCAATTTCGGCATCCTCTTGAGGTGGCTTAACAACCCCAAAGTCTGCCTACTCGGTACGTGAAGGGCGCTTTTGGCGCCACCTTTCGGCATTGCCTATATGTTATTACGAATCTTGTAAAACTTAAGCAAACACGAAAAACAATCCCAGCCTTTTTGCAGGTCTTCTTCCGAAACCCCCACCAGCTTGACCTCGTTGCTTGTACCGTTCACAAAGCATATGGCCGCGCTGGCTTTGGGCATGGATAGCCCTTGGCGGTATGCGGCTAATTGCATGATATGCTCAAAGTACACCTCGGCTTTGTCGAGAGGGGCATCCTTTGTCTTAAAATCCACGACCGCACCGTCCCAGCCAACCTCCGGAAGGCTCGATAAGTCGCATTTGCCACCAAACCCATCCTGATGCGCAAACGACCGCTCAGAAGCCCACAAGCGCCCACCAAAGTGAACGTCGATGGTTTCCTCCACAGTCTTTAAATAAGCAGGTGGTTCAGGGAAATAAGCGCCCTCATAAAACGACTGAATGATTGCGTGGATATATTCGCCACGCTCTGCGGCCTTGCGTCCGGTTTCTTTGGAGTCCTGCATAACCCGCGAAAGCCACTCCTGCTCCGGTTCACCGTCAGCCCTTGGTAAGGTCAGCGCGGCGAGGAGGACTTGTTGCTGTTTCCATGTATCAAGCCCTGCTTTTGATAGCAGTCCGATAATTGTTGTAACACTTGGCAAAAGTCCAAGTTTCCGCGCGTCGCGAAGCGTTGTTGCACGCTCGTTCCCGTTAGCCCCAATCGTTGTATAGGCTGGACTGCCATCTTTTGAATACCAGTGTCCACTTTCTGCCACCTTTTCTTTAACTATCATGTTAATCCTTAAAATGGAATGTCGTCGTCAGGCATCGGGTTTGATGCATCTTCTTGCTCGCGTTTCTGCTTGCCGCGCCACTCAGAGGACTCTGTAATCTTCTCTTTGTAATACTTTGGCAAGGCATCGTACTTGGCTTGGTCAAACTCCTGCAACCAAAAGTGCGTGACCGCGTTGATTGGTTCGGGCAGGCTGTTGCGCAGGGCTGTTGGCACAGCACTAATCGTTGAAACGTTGGCATACTTACCGTCCTCAGAATGAACCACCGACAACATACAGAACTTGCCAAGCAAGTTTTTCATGTCAAAGTTCTTCCTGTCCTCGGCTGTCATCTTCTTGCCTGACCAGCTTTCCAAGTCTTTGCGCAGGGTGGACTGGTCGCCAAGGCTGACCGTATAGCGTTTAGAAACAATCAATGGCTTGCCATCGTCTGTTTGTAACTTCCCGCCGCTATCGTCCTCACCATGCAATTCCCAAGTCAATACGACCTTGTGCATGATTTTCGTGTCGCCATTCCAAATAACAGATTGGTGACCTAAGTCGATGCAGGAATAAAGCCTTGCAAGGTGGTTCCCTGCGGGCGCGATTTTAAATTCTTTAGTAGTGTCTGAAATAATCATGGCTGTCCTCAAAATGGCTCAAATTGTGCTTGTTTGCTAAACCGGTGAACGATGATGCTGTTGTTTTCGCGGTCAATGGTTGTGGAATAACTGCCTTTGCCCCAATGCGTTGACATATAGGCGCAAAGCGAACTGCGTAGCGTTTCCATATCAAACTCATCAATTGGCACCTCGCCCACGCTGTCGTCAATCAAATCCTTAATAAAAGGCAAATAATGATTGCGTAGCGTACCCATCGGGTAGTTGAGCGGCCCACGCTTTTTGCGCTTGTTAAACACAACCTCAAGGGCGCCATGCTTGTTTCCATCGCTGTCGACGATGGCATACATCAGGTTGCAAGACTTGAGCATGCTGATGGCTCGTTGCAGAGTTATCTTTTCTACGTTATTCATTTTAGGCTCCTTGCCAAAACATTATTGGTGTCGACTAACATATCCCAAATTACCTGACCAGCATTGGATTTACGGTTGACAGGCGCGAACCCACAGCCATAACGCAGAAGGTCAATTTGCTCTTTAGATAAGTCTGTGCCGCCCTCCAGCACATCAAAGATACGTTCAAGCTCACCTTGGAGTTGAAGTAGGTCGTTGGTTTGTGATTCTATTTCACTCATACGAGTTCCTTTCAAAAAATATTCACCGGCCAATCCGGTAACACCATGTTAAACTATCTTAATTCCAAAAGCAAACTTTATTTTAAATATTGCGGTCATAGCCAAGGTCTGTTAAGATACCCTAATGAATCCAACAGCTATTATTAACATTTTGGGCGGTGCCACCAAGGTTGCCAAACTCTGCGGAGTTTCGGTGCCTGCGGTCTCTATGTGGCAAAAAAGCGACATTCCGCGCGATAAATTGATATTTTTAGCCGCAACGCTGGAACGCGAAACCAATGGGCTAATTACCCGAAAAACCCTGTTTCCAACGACTTATGGAATTATTTGGCCCGAGTTGCACACTAAGCAATAAATTGGTTATACTGTGCTGGCAGATTCGACCCTGCTAAGTGCTAATCGGTAAAACCCTTTAGGGTTGCTTTGAGCGTTTTGGTAATGCTACCGATTCATTACCTAAGCGGGTCGAACTTAGAGCAACCTTAAGGGGTTTTTCTATTTCTGCGGTCACAGTTGGACGGGAACCGACGCCAGCGACTGCGATACAAGTGCTACTGGGGGATAGTTGTTGCAACAGCACATAAACCGGTGGCGAAGATAGTGCCGGTACAACGAAAGACTGTCGGGTTCTGTTGGCTCCATGAGGCAGATTAAGGCGAACCTAGGAAGGCTGGGTTCGTTTCACCAAAAGGCAGAAGTAATTATTAATATATTAATTATATAAATTACAGCAAAATCAAGGGTTTAAACCTATAAATAATGCTTGCATCTTTAAGATTCCTTAACTATACTGACATCACTCAATAACGAGTGAGATAGAAAAGGAAAAGAAAATGCAAGTTACAGAAATTTACAAACAAGAGCCACGTTATAACCCACGCATCAAAGCCACAGTTGGTGGCGCTTGGATGGCTGTTTTGGCCAACGGTGATGAGTTTCCGGTTTGCCGCGACTACGAAGCTAAAAATGAGGCAGAAGTTCGCGCCATATTGGCAAAAGGTTAATAAATACAGCCCCTGCGGGGGCTATTTTTATGAAAGGTTCCACTTGAAACATTTAATCTTAGCCGCGCTGTTTGTAGGTACAGCACAAGCCCAAAGCTACGTCATTACCAACCCCCAAGGCTTTCAGACCGGCACAGTCCAAATACAGGGCAACCAAGCGCAAGTTGTCAACAACGCTGGGGTTACGGTGCAAAACCTGACTATTTACCCCAACCAAGTTGTGACCCCGCAAGGCTACGCAATCGGCACACCAGCCTACACCGTACCGCCAAGCCCACCATCACCACCTAGCCCAAGGGTACTGCAATGAAAAAATACATTATGAACAGCTTGGGCGCGGTTCGTGAGGTTGATGACAAACCTTTAAACGCATACGAACTAGCTGATGAGTTGGATTGGCTTTCTGATGAATATCTTTATGTTGCTGAGTCTGCGGCAATGTTGCGAATGCAAGCTGACGAAATAACCGCTTTAAGAAAGCAAATAGATGAGTTACTTGATTAAAGACGAAAACGGTGAAACCATGCGTGTCGTTGGACGTCAAGAAGAGGCACGTCAAATCATCAAAATGCGCGAAGGTTGGACTTTTAAATGCATAAGCAAGCCGGTCAAAAAACTAGACCTCTCACAATTTGAGGAGGCGCCATTTTGATAGAAACCATCATGACGGTCTTTGCAATCGGCACTTTTGTAATCTTTGCGGCGGTGATGATTGTTGCCGCATTTTTATATTATTGGATGGACTAATGACCTTTGAAGCCTTTTATTCAATGTACCCGCGCAAGATTGGCAAGCGTGCGGCAGAAAAATCGTGGAACCGGTTAAGCAATGACGAACAGCAGGAGGCTTTGGCCGCGTTGCCTAACCACCTTGCATATTGGAAGTTCAAGCAAACCGAAAAAGACTATATTTGCCACCCCGCCACTTGGTTAAACCAAGGTCGCTGGGATGACGAGTTGGAGTTTGAGAAGGCTAAAAAGCCGGAGTTGCCTTGGTACAGCACCAACGACCTCACGCTTAAAAAGGCGGCAGAAGTTGGTGTCAAGCCATATGCCGGCGAAGATTGGCCACAGCTACGCGCCCGAATCAGCGCACAAATGAAACGATTAGAAGAGCAGATGTGAATAATGAAAAACAAAGGATTAACTACCTTGCACATTGGTACATAGGAGTTGGTCAGCGACGAGGTTGGGACGAAGTAAACCGTTTAATAGAGCAGTACCCTAAAGATGCCGAAAAGGTGAGAGAAAGGATGAGAGAAATATGGAAAAGTACGACCCGCACGAAGCGATAAATTTCATTTATACGCACTCCAACGCTTATGCAGAAGCCAAAGGACACTTGGCAGAACTTGAGGTTTGGAAGTCCAGCTTGAAAGCAATCAAGATGGCAGAGTCTAACGAGCAAACGGTTACCGCGCAAGAGCGTGAGGCTTACCGGTCAGAGGACTATCAAAACCTTGCCAAAGCCATCGGTGAGGCAACCCGCCAAGTAGAAGCCCTGCGCTGGAAGTTAGAGGCCGCCAAGATGCGGTTTCAGGCATGGCAAACCGAATCCGCAAACAACCGTCAAATAGAAAGGCTCACCGTATGAACCTAGCAGAAGAACTCTTA